CAATAAAAAAAAAATTTTACAACAAATTGAGAGTGAAAAAACATTAACAGGGAAATGCATATTCGGTCGTAATTATTTGTCTCCACAGTCCACAGATTTTGAAACTTTATGTAAAAAAGATTTGAAGATTGGTAAGTCGCTAAATTCAACAACTGGTGATGGTCACAAAAATGGTAATAATTATGAAATAAAGTCGTCAATTCATTCTAAAAAATCAAAGTTAAATTTTGTTCAATTAAGACCAGATCATAATATAGATTATTACATTTTTGTAGCATATAATATGTATGAAAATGATACTATTGGTAAAGGACATATTTTTAAAATTCCTTCTGATATTATATGTGATCTTATTGTACGATATGGAAACTATGCTCATGGGACATGTGCCAAATTGGGCAAAATTACACAGTATAATATTAAAAATAGAAATTGTGAATATTCATTAAGATGTAATCCAAATGCAAAAAAAGGTAAAAATATCAAACTATGGAACGAACTTATAAAATATGAAGTCGATTATAAACCTGATAATTTTTAACCAAATTTTAATTTATATAAATATATTAACTCTTGTTGTCCAAGACTATCTTGTCTTACAGTATCTTTTGATATGGAGTAGTCCAATTGTTTAAATCTATTTTTTAGTAGTTCTATATTAATATTTGATTTTAACCAATGCCAACTTTTTGGTCGTAATAATTCTAATTTTGTATCAATTATTTTTCCACAATTCCCTCCATATGCCTTTATTACAAAATCACAATTTTTTGGAGGTGTTGGTTGATTATTTTTATCTTTTGGACCATGTTTTAAAAATTTAAAATCATCATGGGTTTTATCATATATAATTTTTTCTCTTTTTATGTTTTCTTTAATCCAAATTTGAAAACAACATTTTGCTGTCATATTAGGTGTAAAACAACAAGGAGTAACTGGAAGATCTTCATTATATATTAATTTAAAATATAAATTTAATTTATTTTGAATACTAACTCTTTTAAATGTTCTTGGTATAATAAACGCGATGCAAGTTGCAAATTCAGCACTTCTATTAAAAAATTTCACCGCTAACGATGATACCCTACCAAAAGGAGGATTGCCAATAACTAAATATTTTTTATCTTTTTCTGGTTTATAATCAAAAAAATTCATTTTAATAATATTTTTTTTTTTTGGTTCTATGTCTATTCCTATTTTTCTGGTATTATCCATTATATTAAAAAATGACCCTGACCCCGCACTTGGTTCTAAATGTTTATCAAATTTATTTAAATCAATTATTTCATTCAGTTTATTATAACATTTTAGTGCTATATTTTTATTTGTATAAAACTGGTCCAATTTATTTTTATTTTGTTCCATTATATCTATATTAACACTTTTGTTTTTTAAAATCAATTTATGATATGTTAATTATATTATATATATATTAATTGATATATATTTTTATATATGTTGATTATTTTATTTTTTATGTATGTTTATTTATATATTTTTTTATGACATATATTTTTTATTAATGACTAACATATTTTTTTATAGATGATAAGAATTTTTATGTATAATTATTTTTTTTATGTATATTGATTGACATATTTTTTATGTATGTTAATTATTATTTTATTTTTTATGACATATTTTTTTAATAGATGACCAATATATTTTTTTTTATGTATATTGATTTATATATTTATTTTTTATGTATCTTAATTATTATTTTTTATTTTATTTATTTTTATTTTATTATTTTTATAAAGATGTCATGTATTTTAAATATTCTACAATATGGAATTTTGTTTTGTGCGCGCACACATTTTTCCGATTTTCACCTTGCTTAATTGAGTTCATTTTGCTTAATCCACTTTTTTTTTTTAAAATAATTTTGTATTTTCTTACCTAAAAATACATTTTTTTATCAAATAATAAACAAGATTTTCATTTTGCTTAATTGAAGTCATTTTGCTTAATTGCTTAACTTGCTTAATCAAAAAATAATATTGTCATTTTTTATATAAAAATATTACCATTTGTAAGTAAAAATTGTATAAAAAAAATATAAAAAAATATGGATTAAGCAACCTAATCATTTTGTATCCCTCGCTGTATCATTTTGTATCATTTTGTATCATTTTATATCCCTAATTTATATAGTATAGGTCTCCATTTTTCCAAAATGAATATCATATTATCAACTAAATATTTAATAAAATTAAATAATAGTATTTATAATGTAAAATAATTATATAAATATGTATAAATAAAAACATTTTTATTTTGTAAATAATATAAATTGTATGAGTATTATATTAGAAAAGGATTATTTAGATGATAATATTAAACAACGAATAAATACAGAAATAGTTAATTGTAATAAAATAAGTAATAACATTAAAACAAAACAATATAATTTTTTATATGTATTATTCTGGATTGGTATAAAATTAAAGGATTATGGATATAATGACAAACAGATAGAAAAGTTAATTACAAACATATCTGTAAAAATAAAATTATCAGCAGATCGTTGGGAAGAAGCATATAAATTTACATTAAAACAAATCAAAAAAATATAATTACATCTGTATATCACTATTATATATATTAGATGGTTCCGAAAATATCAAATTATTTGGATATATAACATACTTACTTAACTCATTATCAATATAAAATTGTGTATCAATCTGATATTTTAAAGGAAACATTTTTGATATGATTTTTTTACATTTATTTTTTGGTATTAATAAACCAAATGTTCCATTAATTTGTGTATTTTTTTTTAACTTATAAACATAATCATTTACTCTATTAATACTACCAACATCTATATTTCCATGATGACCTAAATATAATATGTCAAAATCCACATTAGATAATGACGATACAACAGAAGATAACCTATTAACAAAATCATCAGCAATAGTTACATCATCCTCAAATATTATAAAATAATCACTGTCATTAGTATTAATCTTATTTTTATACATATTATAACATAATTTGTAAAATGTAATAGCAAGAGCAATTGCACCATTAGTCAATTTCAATCCAAATCTATTTTCCATTAATCCCGAATAAGAAACAAATTTTATTTTATCCTTAGTTGTAATATCATTACCATCAACAGCATTTATACGATAATATTTTAATTTAGTATTATTTAATTGAGATTTAATCTTATGCCACCTATCCCTACGACGTTTCAAATTAATTACATATATAATAGGTAAATCATTAAGTAAATCACTATCTCCTCCCATTTGAAAACCACTATGTCGAAATATTGACAACGATGTAATCATAAATAATATAAACAGAAATATATTAAAATATTTAGTCATATAATATATGAATGTATAATAAAAAAAATATATAATCAATTTATTTTTATATTATTTTTATATTATTTTTATATTATTTTTATATTATTTTTATATTATATTTAGTTTTTCATAAATACTAAACTGATGAATAGTGCTACGAAGAACATAAAGATAAAGTAGAATTGCTTACATAATCCGAAAGATAACATCCAGTATGCCACGAATGATACTAATGAAGATAAGATTAATTGCCACAGTAGTGCCATGGGTGCTTGTGTTAGAGATGGTGTGGTGGCAAGTAAATCTCCTGCAACATTTGCTTGGTCTAATCCCTCAAGGATAAAACTGAGCACAACATCAAGAACAACAGATACAATGGTGGTGAAACCTGTTAGCATCATAACATTCTGCATATCACCTTTTCCTTTGAATAAATTAAAATGTTCTGCGAGTTTAAGTGAAATTAGAATATACACAATTTGCTTAATGAGTTGTGTCATCATTCCCTCATATCTTCCACCAGCAGAGTCAGTAAGTTTGCTCATTTGATTTGCAAGTTCATTTCCAAAAAGTTTATTTTCAACTAATGCATATTTAACAAAAGTGCTATATAATACATTAGTGACAACTAATACAGAAATCACAACAGCAACTAAAACATCACATCCCGAATTATTTTGTAAATCAAATGTTTTTTTCATATCCATCATCATATTTTCTTTATATATATATAAAATAAAAAAAATATAATTAAATTAAAAATAATTTTTATGTATATATTCTTATCATTAATGCCATTTGTTGCAATTCTTGAATAAATAATTTAGAACTATACGGCAATTTAACAGGTACTACCTCCTCATTTTGTGGATTATACTTTTCCAAATAATTATATGGAACAATTAATCCACTCTTTTTACTTATATAACATATATAATCATCAGAACGCTTCGTTATACTCTCATATAAAAATTCAGACAATCCATGTGATATTAATGAATTAAGTTCCATCTCACCTATTCGTAATCCCCCTCCTCTTGCCCTTCCCTTCACAGGTTGTCTATCCATAGCAGCATAAGGACCTATTGCACGAGACTGTGATTTATCCGCTACCATTTGTTTAAACCTTTGATAATAACATATTCCCATAAATATATCTGCCTCAAATTGTTCCCCAGTAACTCCATTATATAATATCTGATTCCCCTTTTTATTCATATTTATATTCGGCATCTCCAGCATATCATATATCATATCTAATTCAACATTGTTAAACGGACTTCCATCAAAAAACATACCCAAATTACTCATTGCTAACGTAATTAACATTTCAATTAATATACCCGTTGTCATTCTCGTAGGTAATCCCGCTGGATTTACAATTAAATCAGGTTGTATTCCATCCTTCGTTGTCGGCATATCTTCTTTATCAACAATATTCCCAATAACACCTTTTAAATAATGTCTCGCACCTACCTTATCCCCTCTTTCAGGACTTCTACACATTAACATTCTAACTTTAATAAATTCTTGATGGAATTGATCTACACCCCTAAATACTTTATCAACAATACCCTCGTCTCCATGATGTATAGTAACCGAATTATCTTTGTATTCCCTACTATCATTAACCATACTTGTCAATTTACCTATAATAATATCATTGTCATTAATATATGTATTTACTTTTACCACTCCGTCATCATCTAATTTTGAATAATTTAAATCTTTTTTCCTAAATTTTGGTTCTGGTTTTGTAAATATCTCCTTTTTATCTTTACTAATTACCTCAATATATGTTCTATAATATACATTCCCAAATAAACCTTTTTCAATTGAACCCTTGTTAAATACAAATGCATCCTCCATATTAAATCCATCACTTGCTAAAACTGCCACATTAACATTAACTCCTGTTGGCATGTTATTATGATATAAATATTTTAAAGTAGATGTATTACATATTGCCTTTTGTGGATAATCAATCACATTTGCCATATTATCCATTCTAATACTATAATTAGACGCGGGATATGACACAGACTGTTTAAGTTG